CTCTCGCCTTTTTGATTTTGCGAGGGTCAATATATCGAACCTCTTTAATCCCCTTACGAGGATGTTTTGGGTCAATAATTTTGTGGTAATAAAGTCTGCCATCAACATACCAACGTCTAAAGATGTCATGTCCTTTTGCATTAAAATCTAAAAGATGAAGAATCTCATGGAATTCATCTCTTATTTTTCCTTTAATGTTTTGGGATACATCTAATCTGTCAAGCATTATTGATACAGATTGGTCACGTTCATCACTTACAATCGCCTCATTCGTAATATCTTCAATAGCACTATCACACTCTGGTTGTTGTGCAATGTCACGATACCTACGAATTAAGTCTATCTCATTACGGTCTCTTCCGTCCATATCAAGGACAGAAGCGTAATGACCACCGCCTGATACAATATCAAGGGTGCCGTCATCAGAGACAGGAGAAGTGAAACTATCACTTCCCCCATCTTGATTCGCTCTTGTAATTCTGAAACCGAAAAGTTCCGCCATACTATAATTCTCCTAAGTTTTACCCTTCTATTTAGTCGGGTAAAAAAAAGGTTTTATACTGCGCTAGCGGAGAAACTAGTGTATCTCCATGTAACATCAAATGTTTCGATGTCACTCACAGTGTCGTATGACAATTCAATCGGTGTCACTGCTGTCGGCCAACAGTTTTTAAGAACATATGACTTCAGAATGTTATCATCTCTATCAAGTTGTTCAACTCTTAATTGTGCAGTATAATCTGTCACATTTGTAAGTCCAACACCTGTTTCTAGGTCATTGATACCACTCATCCAACGCTCCATTGCGTTACGAACCATAAAGTCCGTATCGTTAATGAAAGTTGTAGTCCATGCTTCAACTGTTCTGTCGCCCGCCATGTAAAGTTGTCTACCTCTGAATTGAACTTCAATTTCAGAAATAGTTTGCCCTGGCAATGATGTTGCTTTCACGAGAAACGATGCTCTATTGAAATCCAATCCAGTAGTAATTGCTGGAGGACTTGTCAATATTACACGGTATTGATTCGCTCTTGCGCCACCACCGATAAGGTTTGATTTAAAGTCGTCTATGCTAGCCATGATTAACCTCCCACCTCACTAAACGCAACACCAGTTCTTACGGCGATGAAATTTAGTGTAATAAAGTTAATAGAACGAGCAGGTTTGATGTAAATGTCAGCGACAAATTCATTCCTGTCGATTACTTCACCTGTGTTGTTAGTACCATCGGCAACTACTGAGAAATCAGTAATACCTCTTCTACCTTGAACATCACGAAGGAAAGGTTCAACCAAGTTCTTGAACTGTGCTTGAGTAAACGCATCGTTTATTTCAAACAGTTGGAACTTAGCAGCAGTAGCAATTGCTTTCTCAAGAACAATGAACAATCTACGAACATTGATTCTATCGAATGCAGAAGGTCTAGACAACGCAGTTTTATCACCAAAGAGAACTGTACCTTGGCCTGGGAATGTGCAAACAGGGTTTACACGAGCAGGATAAAGAATATCTCTTTGTGCTTTAGTTGGGTTGTATGCAAGTTTAACTGCACCACGAACTTGTCCTCTGTTATAACCCGCTGGTGAGAACCAAGGGTCAGCAACATTGTCTGTGTTCGCAGCAAGTCCTGCTACATCACCGTTCATAGGAACATAACGGTATACATCTGAGTACTTGTCGTACATATACTTGTATCCAGAATCGAATACTGCATATGAAGAACTAGCAAGTCCATCAAAGAAACCTTTTACGTTATTTGTCTGTGCAGCACCAGTTGAAACACCAACAACATCTGCTCTACGAGGAGATATAAATCCAACTACGTCTTTTCTTGCTTCACATAGGTCGATAATATTAGTTGCGTGTGTTACACCGTCTGTACCAGCAGGAGCAGTTCCTGCCATAACAAGGTTAACGTCTACTGTATCACTGTCTGCAAATAGATTATATGCAATGTCCAATTCACCTACTGTTGGGTTATCATCTGTTCCACCTGTTAAGAGTGAATTGATAACACCAGCATGTGTTTGGGTTGATGCATATGTTGCTCCACTTGCAATATCAGTTCCAGCTGCAGTCAATGAACTATCGTGATCCATCCACCATACGTTTCTTGATGCAGTGTTGATTTTATTTGCGTAGAAGTTTGTTCCACCTTGTGGTGTTTTAGAACCAGAAGCTTGTGATACAAATGCGTATGTTTCTAGAACTGCAAGAGTTCTTTGTCCAGCAACATCTGAGTCATATGAACTAATTCCACCTGTTACGTCATGCACAACAACGTGCATTTCGTCAGCAGTCATTCCTTTAGAAGCTGCCCATGTTGATGTGCCTGGAGCAGCATCAAATAGGTCATAAAACTTCCAACGTCTACGAACATTAGTCGCAGCAACGAGTGCAGTTTTTAGTCCACCACCGTTTGGATTGTCTAGTTGTCTGATAGTTAGGTTGTCAGTAGAAATTCCAGTAACTTCGTACTGTGAACCGTCTGCTTCTCCGAAGTGAACGATATCGCCTACGTTATAAGCGCCACCGCCGTCTCCAGCAGAACCACCACCGTTGTCAACTCCGACAACTGTCGCTCCAATAGCAGGTGTTCCAGTTGTTACACCTAATACTCCAGCGTTACCAGTGAATGTTTGTTCAAATGAAACTGCGTTACTACATATAGAGACACCTAGAGCATTACCCCATGTGCCTGGATACTTAGAAGCCCAGTTGCCAACAGAACCTTGTCCACCAGCATAATTGTTATCATAATCATTGTCGTTTTTAATCTTCAATCCAGCACCGTTTGCGGTAGCGTTAATAGCTGCAGTATCTGCTCTAATAACACGAAGTCCGTTCGTATACTGAAGGAAGTTGGCGGCGGTAAACCAGTTCTCAAAGTTATTTGAGTTGGGCTTACCAAAGTGACTGACTAGTTCTTGCTCTGAACCAACTGGAATGATTTCTTCTACAGGGCCTTGTGAAAAGCCTGAAGCAATCGCACCAATTGAAGTTGCAACAGCAGGAACAACATTAGTCAAGTCTATCTCTTTGACGAGGACGCCTGGGGATACTTGAAATGCCATCTTTGTTTTCTCCTTTGTGGATTCAATAATTTAGTTTATCTCAATCTTACGAATATATTTATAAAAACATACTCTTTCAGTTTTACTTTTTATAGGTTTCTCAGCACATAAATAACTACATGTCTGAGTTCTATCAAAAGTATAAAGACACAATAAAACGTGTGTCTCAACGCAATTACAGAAAGCGTATCATCTGGGTGAACGAACACCTAGAAGATAAGTACTGTAGTTACTGTGGAGAATCGGAAAATGCATGTTTGCAATTCCACCCCCACGAATCAGAAATCCGTAAACGCACAAGAAGAAAGGGATTAAACGAGGAATCTAGACAAGAAGTCGTAGAATTAATCGAAAATTCCAAGGTCGTCTGTGCTAACTGTTACTTAAAACTGGATGCAGACCTAATTGATATTATGTAGGGTTTTAATGTTTTCTACCAATCAGAATCGTGTGTTCTAACAACAGGACTCCATCTAGTACCATATTCATCTACAACAGTCTCACCATACGGTTCTTGAACACCGTCATCCATAAATCCGAATGGCGCCATGTCCTGTTCTAACTGATTCTGTTGTTCTGCAAACATCCTTGCACGAATATCATCGTCTGTCAACTCTTTAAAATAAGTCTGTTGAACTAACCACCCAAACAATACACAACACATTGCAAGGTCATCTGTGTGTCCTTCCTCTGCTTCATATGATTGTCCTTTAAGAATAAAGGTAGAGAATTCTGTAATTAAATCATAATCATTGATAACCATCTTATCTGTCTCAATGATTTGTTTAATATTTGAACAACCTAGTCTTTTAACAGCCTTAGTTGTTCGTACCCCAAGTTGTGCTTTTCCACCGCTAAACCCACCTCCAACGACTTGACCCGCACGACCACGCATGCTTGCCATTATTAGGTTCTCATACTCTAAGTCAAATTGTAGTGCAGTGGCAACTTGTTCACCAATATCATTTACCTCCACCATAACGTATGCCATGTTATATGCATTTGCAACATCATGGATAATGTTAGGGAACAGCATTGGTTTAATCTGATTATCACGATATTTTGCAACAATATTATACGGTACTGTAGACACATCGAATACAATGAATGCAGAGTAATCGTTATTCGTACCCCTTGATACGTCTGCAACAATAACATAGGTTGAACCATGTTGAGGTTTCTCATACATATCCAAACCAGCATTAGATGTGATTGGAGTCTTAAACGCCATAGATTTAATTTTAGTAGGATGTATAAGGGTGTTTGCACTACCTAAGAACTCACACTCAAACTCTCGTTTGAACTGTTCCTCAGATGTATTGGCAATAGTTTCATTCTTCCATTTATCATCTCTGCCTGGCACTTGACTCCAGTGTACATCTACAATGTTATATGAGTTACGTTTATTCTCTGCGTCTACCCATAACTTGTAGAATAGATTCATACCGTTAGGTGTAGAAACAATAATAACTTTAGTAGATTTACCAGATGAGATTGTAGGATACACAGAACTAAAAAAGTCCTCTGCTACGTTAGTTGGAACGAATGCAAATTCGTCCAAGAAAATCATGTTGAATGAACCACCACGAACTGCACTTGAAGATGTAGAAGATGCAACTACTCTACTACCATTCTCTAAGTCTACTGAACCTTTATTCCAAGATACCACACCCTGTTGTAACCACTTAGGAAGATTCTCATATGCGAGTTGCAGTCTGCCAAGAATGTCCCTTGCAGTCGCAGCTTTGTTCGCTAGAATGGCAACATTCATGTTAGGATTGAATAGAACGTAGTGAAGAATATAAGATACCATAGTCGTGGATTTACCAGACTGTCTTGGCATCTTACATATAGTGAATCTATCGTTGTGGATTGTCTCTACAATATTCTCTTGGAAGTCATAGAGTTTAAAGGGTACTAAACCCTCATCTAAAGATACAATCTTGATGTAGTTCTTAATGAAGTATATGGGGTCTTCCATACACTTCTGATATTCAAGTATATTTTCTTTTGTCCAATTTACAGGGACGTTAGATTTTTTTAGAAGGGGGTTGCCCAGATAATGATTTTCAGACATAATAAAAATCCATAATGTAAGTGTTGCACAGTATTATTCTACTTCATCCCAAGAACCGTCTGTCTCGTTCCACTTATATAGAACGGAATCAATTTGATTACCTTCACCATCATCCACTTGTGGAATGTTAGTGGGATATGCTACAGGAGCATTCCAATTGAAATCTGAGTCTAATACCCATGAGGTATGTGGGGATGGGGGATAGAA